GTTACATCTTCAGCAACGAGAATTACTGATCGTCCTTGTGTTGCTCCCACCGTATAGGTACCAGGAGTTTCTCCATCAATAGCAGGTACAACAGCCTCTGCATCAGTAGTAAAGTAAACAGTTTCGACAGTGTCTTCAATAACAACTGTTCCAGTTAGTACAGTTCCTGCAAGTATGGTTACCGCATCTTCTGATGTATTTGAAAAAATAACATCAACGGTTGCTGCTCTATAACCAGCGGGAGTATAACCATAAGTTAAAGCAATATTTAAAATGCTATCTCTTTGAGTAGCAGTTGCTAAGAAGGCTTCATTAGCGGTTCTATCAATATAGTAAGAGACTAAGTCTCCCATATATGCAAAAGCCTCAACTAAAGCAACACCAAAGTCTGCTGGGTCTGATGCGGTCCACTCAGGAATTCGATCTTGAATTCTAGAAATTAATGCTTCTCTAAGCGAATAGTAATCCCTACCAGTATAGTCAACTGATATTGGGATATTAGATACTGGGGCTATGGTCATAGCAACTCCTCATAGATTGGTTTAGTACCTTGAACAAGAACCAAGCCGACGGCGGTACTTACTATTTCGTCGTTTGGCAATCCATAAATTACTTCTATAGTTAAAACATTTGTGTATTGATCATTAGTTACATTAACCTTTTCAAGAGTTAATAAAGAAAGTTGTTCAACAAATGCTTTGGTAACCTCTGTTTCTATTTCAGAAGCCGCAGTTGTTTCGGTGTTAAATAAAGAATAAGAAATTAAAGTACCAAAGTTAGGTCTCATAACTCTTTCTCTTAGTGTTGTACCCAACACTGACTTAACTTTATCAGACCAAATTTTAGATTGAGATTGAGTTGATGCCACCCGACCATATGGGTCAATTAAGAATGGAAGAGAGATTGCTTTTTCAGACATTATTTACCCGTCCATTTTCTTGGAGTTACTTTGTATCCAGCAGATCTTTGCGATACTAATGGAGATTTAGAACTTAGTTTAACGGATGTAGGCTTTCCCTTGGCCTGAGCGTTATTTAGATCTCTGGTTGGGACACCACCTGCATTAGATGGTCTAAAAGAACTAGGCTTGTTTCCACCAATACCGTCTGCTAAACAGGTAAATTCAACTTGGTATCTTCCATCAGAGTGCATAAAGTGTTCTGTTTTTTTTATAATCCAAAAACCATCACTAGTTTCTCCTGTACCACGAACCTCTATAGTTCTCCAAGGAGCAATTCTTGGATCACCCTGTCCAATTCCTTTTGCTGGAATTGTAAAACGACCTAAATGAGATGCGGCTTCAGATAAAGATTTAGCCATTGCATTACTATTTATTACTGTTGTTGTTTGATTGTTAGAAAACAAAGGATCTTTTGTAATTTTTCTTAAAGATTTTCCTACTTTATTTGGAGAAGTTTTAGAAGAGTATACTTTTCCCGTTACAGGATCTACACCACTGACTAAATTTTCAGTTCGTTTATATTCTCCACCTTCAATATAGTCTCCAAGTTTACTTTCAAAAACATCTAAAGTTGGAGATTCAAAATAATTTGCTGGATGACTTAACACGTTTTTAAAAGACATTACTGGAATAGTAGTCATAAATTGATTTATCATTTTATCTATTGGATGAAAATGCAATTCTGTTCCAGAAACCTGCATTCCATAACCAATTAAGTTTGCTAGTTCATTTAATTTTTCCCAATAAGATTGTCCCGCTAAAGATTGTTGAGTAAACCTAGTTGGATGAGATGTAACTACAGGCTTTAATTTAAACTTTTTAGCAATGTCTGTAGCAATTTCAGATGCAGTTTTATTTACCCAAACTTTTGATGCCTGTTCTTTTAATGGATAAGAGGCTCCAATACAAAGTATTTTTAATTCTCTATAAGGTTTATTTTCAATTGGAAAAGAAACAAACGTGGTGTATCCCCTAAAAATTCCAGACACCTTATCATTTTTCCAATTAATTTGAACAGGAACTCCAGTCTTTATACTTTTATAAAGATTTGCTGTAACGCTTCTGTATTTAAGTTCAACTATATCGTGCTTTCCCATTTCTTGAAATAGAGTAACACTTCTAGGTAGCAGTGTTATAGATGGAAAATCTGGATAAGAAACTTTAAAAGATACGCTTCTTTTATTTTGAATTTCTGGATTAAACATTTGGAATCCTTAATTGCGTTCCAGGTTGTAATGTGTCTGGATTTATAACTTCAGGATTCATATCTAAAATTTGCCACCATAAACCAGGACTTCCTAAAAATTTAGTTGCTAGTATGTCTAGTCGATCAGTTTCAACCCACTCATATATAAAATATGATTTTAAATAATCTGGATATGTTCTAAAAACTGTTAAGTGATACTCTTGTTTTTTTGCATGCCAGGCTTTAAAAAGAATCCCATCAGCATATCTACTATCTAAAAAAATCATAGTTACTCTCTTATCCTAGGTGGGTCGTAGAATCTATGACAACTAATTTGTACGTTAGAAAGAATAGGCACCATTCTGTCATTAAATATAGTGTGGTTTACAGACAGAGATCCAATCCGTACTAAATATCTAAGGCCATCTCCTAAATGTAATTCTACTTGAGCACCTAGTAAAAATCCCCTGTCTGCAGTTCTATCATTTAAACTAGATTGATAACTTGCATTTGGACCATTTATGGTTCTAAAAAGATATTCTAAATCATACATAGTTCCTTTTTTGTAAATCATTTTTAAATCTTCAAGTTTATTAAAGTTACCTGGGTAAGGATCATCTGCACCTGGAATACGCCCACTTGAATCTAAATATGCCATGTCTCCAATTCGATTTAACAACAAAGTAAAATCTATTGTGCTTTGGTTTACCCCTGCACCAATTGGTACAATGTAACCATCTGCTCCACTTTGAATTACGTCTGGATTTACGCCTTCAGCAATTCCCCAACCCATACTAACTTCAGTAGGATTGTAAAGAAATTTAAATCCATACATTGTTGAATCAATATCAGCGTTTTCTTTTGTTTCATAGTATCTAATTAAATCATATCTATTTCTATACATCTGAATTGTTCCTTTAGCAGCAGGTGCTGATTCAAGTACTGCCCCAGTAATTGGGTCGTATTTAATTGGGGTATACATGTTCTTTGCATCTGTGTAGTTTCCTGCATCTGAAATTCCTCTAGAAGTAGTTTCGCTTTGAGGACCCTTACTTCTAAAATATGCGGACCTAACCATAGGTGCGTTGTATGTGTATAGTGGTATTGGTGGTGTTGGAGAAGAGGTGGTCGCATCGTCCGTAGCACCAGTAATAGGTTTACTACCCTTACCAGGTTTTTTAATATCTTTAGTATTTTTGGTTGTTTTTTTATCAAATTCTTTTTTAGCAGCAGCCTTAGAAGAAGATATTAATTGATTTTGAATAGATTTCTTTAAAGTTTCAGCCGTATTTATTCTAGTTAAAAGAACAGCAATTGTTGAATTCATATTAGTAATATTTAAAATTGCATTATTTAAGTTTGCTTGTTCACCACCAGTATAAGGAGGTGGTCCATAAGCGGTATAAAGGTTTCTTAAAGTGGTCTCTAATCCAGCCAACTCAACGTATCTTGCTTTTTTTGCAGTTGTTAATACATCAAACTCACGGACCGCTTCTTGTAATGCCTTTTGTTGTTTTGCTTTTTCAGCCTTAATGTTTTTTTCTTCATTGGCTCTTTGTTGTTCATTTTGTACATTAGAAATTATTTGGGCTGTAGTAAGCGCTATAGACCCTGGTCTAGAATATTTATTAGGGCCACTTGTTATTAATTTACCAGCCATTATTTACTCCCCATTGTTTGAAGATCTTTATCCTTTAATAGTATTTCTTTTATTTTTTTGGCTAGAGAATTAGCCTCTGCTATTGATGCGTTGGCTAAATTTACATTTACATTTACAGTGCTTGTTCCTACGTTTGCAGTTGAAATTCCTGAAGTATGTTGTAAATACTTTCCACTAGTGTAGGTAGTCCATGGTTTAAAATTTGTACCACCTTTAGAAATGTCGTACGCAATTCGTGCATTTATATTTGGATCTTTTAAACTTTCTGGTCCTGTGTAACCAATAGACTTGTATTTCTTTAAGTAATCGGCATTACGTCTATCTCCCATACCAGGATCGTTTGGATCATTGTTTTCCATATTAATTTGAAATAATCCATAAGAGTCGTCCCTGCCTCTTGGATTATATGCATTTGCTCTTCCACCAGATTCAGCCTTTACAATTCCGTAAGCAGTCGTTAATGATTGTCCAGAAAATCCAGCATTTTGTAAAGTTTGCGATAACTGAGGATCCATTCCAGAAGTCATCTGTGTTCCCGTTTGTGATGTCTGCGCTGCATTAGCAGGTGTGCCAAACATGTTCTTTCCTAAATATTTTAATCCCTCATAAGCAAGTAATGCTGTGCCAACATACGGTACAAATCTTAATGCGGCTTTTATTCCAAATTTTGCAGCAGTTGCACCAGCCACAGCGGTTGCAGCACCACCAGCAACAGCAGTGGTAGCAGCAGCGCCACCTGCAGCAGCAGTAGCAGTAGCAGCAGTAGCAGCAGTAGCAGCAGCCCTAACGGCTGCTCCTCCCAACATAGTTCTAACACCCTTTGCTACTAACAAGGTACCTGCTGCTCCAGCAACTCCACCAACTACACCGCTAATTGCTGAGGCTGCGTTTGTATTTGAAAGTCCTTGCACAAATCCTTTTGCTTTAAAGAATCCGTCAGGCAGTTTTTCTAATTGTGTATTTAATGCAGCCGCTGCATTTGCTGCTGATTCAAAGCCAGCAATCATTGGCTCTGTGCCACGTTCCATTAATGATGACATAGATGTAGCAAGTTTCATCTGTGCATTCTGTGGATTGTCAGGATTAAATGGTGCATTTTCTAAATCACTGCTAATAGTTTTACCAGCCGCCATGTCCGTTAACATGGTGCCAAAAATTTCTTGTTGTGCTTGTGAAAACCCAAGAGCCTTTAATGATTGCCCAGCAAAACCTTCACGCAAAGATAATGCCATTTGTTCTGCAGTAACTTGTCTGCCTTGAGTCATCCTGGTAAATAACTGTCTAGCAATATCACCCGTAGATCTAGCCGTGCCAGTCTTTGGATCAAAGGTACTAATACCGTACTGATAAAGATTTCCACCCATTGCACCAGTGTGTAATCCACCAATAGCCTGAGCCGCCGTTGCATTTGGCATTCCTAGATAACGGGCAGCGCCACCAACTTCTCGCATTGCTTTAGTAAAGTCAGCACTACCTGGCATGTAACCATAGCCTTGAACGAGCATTCCAGCCGCAGCGGCATCTTCTCCTAGGCCAGTAATGCCACCACCTAATGCACTAAAAGTTGCAGCAGCAACTCCTGCACGATTCATTCCGCCACCAGTACGAAGTGAACTCTGGTAGAAGCCACTTGCACGAGAGATAGTCATGCCAAGATCTGGCATTGCACCATACATACCGCCAGCAACACTTAACCCAAATTGAACTCCAGCAACTCCTGCAGCACCTGGCTTTGAATAAATCCAAGGCATTGCGTTAGTTGCACCAGTAGCAGGTGTACCACCTGCGCCATTGCTAAATTGAGCGTTGGCAGTTCCAAGTCCCATTCCAGGACCTGTGCCAACACTTGGCATCATCATGCGGTTTATTGAATCTAAAGATTTTGTGGCAATGCCACCTAATTTTCTAGAAAGAGATTCAAGCGTAGTAACTTTTTTAATTGTCTGATCAAGGCCAGCATTTACATTAGAAATTTGCGATAAGGGATCTTTAGCCATTACTCATCCTTTCATACCGCATTTGAGCAACCTCTAGCCAGTTGCTTCTTTCTCTCTGAGATAAATCTTTTATCTCAGATAAAGACCATCCGTCGTAGTACTCAGATAACGCAGACCATTCAGAGAACAGCCTGACATAACTAACTACGTTAGAATTGAAATAAGGCCCCTAAATTAATAGGAACCGTTACCTCACTTCCTGTGTCGGGGTCTGTAACAACTATGTCTTCAAATTGTGGACCAGGGGCTCGTTTATTTATCTCTTCAATAATAGTTCTACGATCAATAACGCTAAGTGCTTGCACTTGCGCCTTGCTGTATACAGGATTTTCTCCTATACGTACTAAGGTGTTTTCAAGAACAAGAGTACTTAATTCGGCAGGAGTTTTATCTGCGTTATTAATCATCTCTCTTTGAACAACTCCATTGGGCAGTTTTACTGTGTACTCAACAGACTTACCTTTTACGGTAAACATACGTTCGTTTATAGGGTCTGCAAGAACCTTAGTCTTAATATCTGTGTTGAGATCAATCTCAACAAATTTCTGTTCGCCATCTGAAAAGATTGGAAGTTTTGCAG